ACCCCGTATGCCTGAGGCGACAGATTTACAGTCTGCTGAAGTCACCAATGCTTCTCGATCTCCAAATTCTGGAACACAGGGTGAGATTCGAACTCACGATTTTACGGATTTGCAATCCGTTGCATTGAACCGCTCTGCCACCTGTGCATTGCTATATAAAAACACACTAGAACGACCACAACACTCAAAAAGACCTGGAAGTCAAAATGTTGTGCTAATGTGTTTTTATATGGCGTCCCATAGCAGATTCGAACTGCTGTGAATACCGTGAAAGGGTACTATCCTAGGCCTCTAGATGAATGGGACATATTGGTACCTTAGGGTGGGATTGAACCACCGACCCACGCCTTATCAAGACGTTGCTCTACCACTGAGCTACTAAGGTACATTATGGTAAGCAAATTTTAAAAGAACTTGTTCTAGACAACAATCTATCTAAAACACTATTATAACATTCTGCAGTAACTTGTCAAGCGTTCTGAGAATAACCCTTTACGTTGCTTTGTTACTGCATCATGTCTTAATTATAACACCTTTCAATACCCGAGTCAAATGTAAGGACATAAAAGGAAACCCTCGGACTTTAGGGTACCGAGGGTTAAGAAGTGTTTGAAAATGCTACTTACATTAACCCCGATATAAATCCCATGAATTCATACGTGCAAAACTCTCTGGTAGTACTCTACCATACGATGTCTTGCAAATTGTGGGTTGATGTATGTGCAACATTATTGCTCCTTTAAATTTATTTATATCTGCTTATGCCGTTATTCGACGTTTCTTAAAACTTTATTTTTATCTACTGCCGCTTTTAGGACAGAAAGTTCTACGTCGTTCTCTTCGGCAAATTTTAACAGTGCAGCAGTGTCCTTCGGAAAACACATACCGCCAAAACCAAATGAACCATCTGGTCCAGGTACATTCAAATGACTATTACCAATACGCAAATCCATTTGTATCATATCGGCAATAGCATTATACTTTGCACCTGTCTTTTCAGCAAGGCTATACATTTCATTCATGAATATAACCTTCGTCGCAAGGTAAGTATTAATTGTATACTTTGCTAGAGATGCTTCTTTCAACGTGCAGAATTGTGCACGGTTAAGCTTCTTCTGGCTATACTCAATTATTCGTAATGCTTCATTCATATATGCACGGGTGTTGCCACCCACAATAGCAAATCTGCCATTGACATAATCTCTTGGAGCATTAGCTGCAGTCAAGAACTCAGGTACATGAACTAGGTTCATGTACTCCTTACCAAGACGTTCATATACATCAGGTGGCGCTGTAGTTTTACTGATGATTACACCTTCGTAATCTTTTAGCTTGTCTAGGACACTTTCTAAGATTGTAGTATCGCACTTACCATCTTCACCTTGAGGTGAAGGTACGCAGACAAAAATGCCTTCGCACGATTTTAAATCTTCGTAAGTTCCAGATGCTCGTGTAGGATCGGTATCGACAAGAACAAGATCCTGATGCATGTATGCCATAGAATCTTTAATTGCACTACCGACAAATCCCAAACCAATAATACCAATACGACAACTCATGTTCTTATAATTCTCGATGTTAGTTAAGGGGGACAAGCCCCCTTAGATTAGATAGGTGCATCTGCAATTTCTTTGATCTCTTTAACTTCGAGATCTTCCTCAACCTTGGGTGCTGACACTTTAGGTTGTGCAGCGACCTTTGCTTTAGGTTGAGATACTTTTGCTTTTGCCTTCGGAGCAGCTTTAGGAGCAGCTTTAGGAGCAGGAGTCTTGCTTGCAGTGATAGATTCTTTCTTACCCATCGTCTCGATGATAAGAGCAGTCCACTGAGTGAAAACACCGCCGACATCAAGAAGATGCTGGCAGGCCTCTGCCTTAGTCATTGCGCTAGGCAATTCAATAAGTTCGAGAGGAGAATGACCACCTTTAGCCAATACTTTAGTACGGGACACTAGATCGTTCGCAAAGCGAACTTTAGTAATACCATGCTGAGTCGAAACACCTGCAACTGTAAATTTAGACATAGTCTTCCTTTAAAAAATGATATAGAAAATTCAATTCACCTGAGAACAACCGTTCTCAACCTCTATTATATAGCCTTTTCGTAGACGTGTCAAGCATCAAGTTTCGGTGTTGTTTTTGGACAACAACCCCTTTACTTTATTTGAATGCTTGCAAAATCGACGAAATTGGAACCCAATACAATCACAAGTCACATTTCCATTTTCTGACGTAACCATGTATGTTTTGCCAGTAGATTTTGATTTGACTTGGAAAAGACGGTGAGCAGACCTTTTCTCGGAATGCTTATGTCCAACTATATAATTCTTGTGAATGTGGGAAGTAGGATACTCTGGGTTTCCTGTATATACCGATACATAGTCGTTATCTAGCCATTTTGGATTCGGGACAACTTTACCGACATAAGTGTCGAAAGCGTAGTCCTGACCCAAGATGTTAGACCTAAACTTTGTAGTGATTTCTACAGTCTGACCAATAGTAAAATTCATACCCACTTTCTCAATGTTTCATAATTATATAACCGTTTCGAAACGGTGTCAACCGTTTTTTTAGTACCCATTTGTCCAAAAGGGTTACTTTTTAGCCAAAAAAATACCCTAGTCCCCGCTAGGGTATTAGTAGATTAATAAATTATTAATCTTTGGGTTTAACTTCTGCATCGTCGGTTATGTCTATGATACCTTTATCATGTAGGAATTCTACGGTGTCACCTATTCCTTGCTGATAACCATAAACCTTGCACGCATAGCACGCAGCCAACATTAAAACAATTTGTACTATGTCATAAAATGTAAAGGTTAAATGTTCCATTACTTCTCCTTATAATTAAACCTTAACTACATAATGATTCCTATCATTCAGTCACATCATTATCTGCTTCATATACGAACCAATTTTCTTGTTTCTGTCTAAGATTTTTGAACTGGTCGTGCTCTATTAAAAACTTTGCTACAAGACTATTTTCTAAACCATATGCTTCTATTTCCCAGGGTTGATCCCAGTAAGAAACATCTTCTTCGTAAGTCTCTCCTCTCCAAACGGTTATGTATCTTGTCTTAACATATTTGTCTTTCATTTCGCCCTTAGCCATTTGCTTGAGATGAACCATCTCATGGGCAAGGACAGAAAACATATGTATCTTTTTCTTTGTTCTGCAGATTTCAATTGTGAAATCTCTAGGGAGGCCGAAGTCAGGTTCGGTAAAATCACAGTAGCCACCGGCACAAAGCTTATCTTTTACCTGAACTTTGACTGAAATGTTTTTTGCCAGTTGCGGGGATAGCAGTTTGTCGGCGAACGACTTTGCTGCTAGTTTGAGTAAGGAGGTTAGTTGTTTATCTCTTGCACCAATAACGGATACTTTCATAAAAACTTCTCCTTGTTATACAATTTTATTTATATCACCATCTTCTAGGAACTGCTCCCATTTGCTAGAAATTCGTCTATCCGGAGCAGGTGTCGGAACAAGTATTTCTAGTTCCACGGTTTGTTTAGCAAATCCTGCAGTAACCAAATCCTCAACTCCGATAGGAACACCAGAATCGGTTTGCATATTTTGATTTTCTTTTTTGGATATGCTATTCTTTGATAAACTTGTAGATGATAGCTTTTGCATTTAGATCCTTATCTTTGAAAAGTCTCGTGTGTTATCAAATAAAGGTTTTGCTTGTTGATTGGATTGCCATTTAGGTTTCTCAATCTCTCTGATACCTGAATCAGAAATGTCTCGTTGAGCAGATTGTTCTAGGTCATACAACTTCATCTTTGCTCGGTCTACACCGATAACAAATCTTTTATTAAGTGTAGGATCATTATATCTATTCTTCAACTGCTTTACCATTAGCTGATTCATTTGCTCAAGCTCTTCTGTCGAGATAAGCGCAAACATGAAGTCTACTGTCGCAGGCAAACCAAAAGATTCTGAAGTATCAGTTAGTTCAACATCTGTGTTACCATATCCACCTCGTGTTGTCTGTGTAGCAGATAGAATAGGAACATTCTCCTCCACCGCCAGACCCCTTAATTCTTCAGCAATAGATTTAATCAATGTATAGGAATTAATATTCGCACCTGATTTAAACCTAGATGATGCACAAATATTTAGATAGTCAATAATAATAATGTCCGGCTTGAACTGTCTCTTCAAATGCAATTCATTTAGCAAAGCCTTGAAGTGTCCTGTATGTGCGCCAGCAGTAGGATATTCTTTAATGATTAGTTTGCCTTCAGTCTTGTTTCTAATCTTTTCAATACGATTATCGAACAAAGACTTAGGTAGATCCTTAAGTTGATCCATAGTAATGTTCATCAGATTAGCGTCAACCCTTTCGGCAATTCGCTCCTCTGCCATTTCCATAGTAATATAAAGAACATTTTTGCCCTGTGCCAGTACAGATGCTGCCACGTGACACATAAACAAAGACTTACCTACGCCTGTACCTGCGAGACAAACATTCAATGTCTTGTTAGGCATCCCGCCGTTAGTGATCTTGTTAAAGTAATCTAGATCAAAGGGAATGCGTGATTCAACCTTGTGATAGAACTCGAATCGCTTATCGGCGCCTTCGATGTAATCATGACCTACATTATTGTCAAAGCAAACGCCCAATGCTTCCTGCAATAATTGCGGGATACCATCTTCAGACTTGCCGGAATCTCTGCCATCGATAATAGCAATCGAAGAAAGGATTGCATTGTAGATTGCTTTGTCTTTACAGAATTTTTCTGTCTCCTTATACAACCATTCCTTATTGTGCTCGGTTGGATCAAGTGTTAAAACCAATTCTGCAACTTCTTTATATTGCTCCTCGTTCAGCGTCTTATCATTTTGGATACTGATAACCAAGGCATCCTTGTTGGGTAATGAATTATAATTGTCGATAAAGCTCTTTATCTTATCATAAACTATCTTTTCGCCGTTGTCTAAAAAATAATCCCGCTTTAAGAACGGGATTACTTTTCTCATATACTCATCGTCATTAACTAGATTCTGTAGAATTACTGTTTCTATTTTCGTATTCATCTATTGCCCTACGCAAAATTTCATTTACAACATAGTTTAGCATTTCGTCAAAAGCAGGTCCATTCATTTCGGACATGGTCTTACCATCTGCTTCTTTGACTATTGTATAGTCTAATTTAAAATTAGTCGAGTCATCTTCAGAGTCGAATTCATTAAAGGCAATCATTGCCCCCACAAAATCTCCATCAAGGATTTTGACTCCCCAAATGTTAGTATCCTCATTAACCTTCCAAGGCTCAAAGTTCACTTGCATTTTCGAACTCCTCTTCTAAATCTATATCGGTGATATCTGTTGCCATCATTTCACCTGCAGAAATCTTATATCGTGATTCAATATAATCTCTAAAGGTTTTATCTGTCAATACAGGCATCCAAAACTCTTTAGTGTAGGTATCCTTCTGACGAAACTTTGTTGTCTCATCTTTACGTGAGTACCAACCATTAGAAGGTTTAATAACATGACCTGATTCAAGTGCAACATCAAGAAGACCAGACCATTTGCTAATACCCCCATCGAACAATACTTCAACAGGGATCTTAGATTTTTCTCTGACAAATCTAGACTTCTCGACGTTAATAATAAAGTTATATCCTACAATGTCTGCACCATCTTTTTCTTGTTGGCGACCAATGATGAAGATGTTGTCTGCAGAATAATAAATGCCTGTACCGCCAGAAACAATCTGTTTCGGGAACAATCCAATTTCAGAATAAGTATGATTGACAACAACCATAGGAATATCTTTAATTGTCAAGTGAGGTGTAATCATTCTAAACAAAGACTTCATTTGTTTAGCTCTGGTCATGTCGGCAACAGACTTGCCTTCAAGTGCATCATCAACCTCTTTCTTAGAGGCAAGATTACCTACAGAGTCAACTACAATAATAACATGATCGCCTCGCTCAATATTATTGATTTGAGACATGATGTCAAATTTTAATTGCTCAATGTCAGTAATGGGAGTGTGTAGTACTCGATTGGTGTCAATCCCGAAAGAATCGAAATAAGACTGAGGACTACCAAACTCAGAGTCATAAAATAAAACAACAGCATCTTCATATTTGTCCAGATAAGATTTAGCAAGTAATAGAGAAAACGCTGTCTTAAAATGTTTCGATGGACCAGCAAATACTGTAAGCCCAGGTGTCAGTCCTCCTTCTAGACTTCCTGACAGCGCAACGTTAATCATAGGAACCGAAGTTTGAATCATGTCCTTTTTATTAAAGAACTTTGATTTATTCATTACTTCGGTTTCTTTAATTGTAGAATTCTTTTTCAACTTTTCAAGTAAAGACATAGTAACTCCTTAAGTATGTACTTATTATATTATATAGAAATGATTTTGTCAATAGCGATTTATTCGTCCTTGCCACACTTCGCTCTTTTGGCTCTGGTCAATGCACCATAATCTACTTTCCATTCACTACCTGGCGCTAGCTCAGTACCATCTTTAGGCATTTCAAAATCAATTTCTGCCTTCTTTCTAATTTCGGAAACCCTTATTCTAAACTTTGTCAAATCGTTTCCTAAATTTTGATAGGGTTTGGTGTGGGGAAATAACCAACCCGCAAATTCTTTTGTGTTATTATTGACAACAATTTTATAGAACGCATGGGGTACAATTACACCTGACCCTATCTTTGGATTATCATCCGTATAAATTGCACCGCCGAAGATAGTATAAGGTGAATTTGTTTGTACCGCCCATCCTCTAACAGATGTCTCTAACAATTTCCAAATACCTCTGTTTAATGAACCATGTTGCGGAAACATATTGGTCATTAAGAATGATTCATACTCGACTTGCTGCGACCATGACAGATCTCCGTCAGGTGCAACGTGGCCTTTATCATATCCTGTACCTGCATAGTCATCTGGTCTAGGTCCACCTTGAATAGATTGATCTGCAACGAATGCGTTTGTTCTAGGGAAGCAACCTAACGCATTTGCAGGAAGTAGAGTATAAGCAACATATGCAGGTATTTTTGCAGGAGGGTCATATGCTACAAGGTAGCCTTCTCTGCAAATAGGTTTATACTCTTTCTTTGAATCAGCAAATCCATATGGGCTATGAATTTTACAAGCTGATACTGGTAATGGTTGTCTTTGTTCCCATGCATTAGATGTTAATGCAAATAACGATACAAATAAACTAAGTAATAATTTTTTCATCCGAATAATCCTTCTAAGGTTGCTTGTGGTTTTGAAGACCAACCCATACTACCTAATATTGTATTCAAGGGTTCTAGAAAGGATTTCTCGAACATTAAATCATAATCCACAAACTTCTTTAGATCAAACTCAGCAGGAATCACCGGATTGAATGCTATACAGTTTTCACCTATTGTATTGGGTTCTTTTAGATATAAAAATTTAGCTTTGTCGCCTTCTTTAATTATTTGATATTTATTGTCTAACTTATACTTCTCTAGATAGAAATTATACAAAAGGGCGCCGCGGACGTGCATAGGAGTTGCCGGTGCATAAATTGTTGCCCTGTTAGAATACTTATCTATTCCATTCACACTTCGGGGGAATGCAATTTCTTCTGGTTGGAGTTTACGATAATCTTTTTCAAAGTTTCTAATATACTCCTGAATCTCTGCTTCTGTTCTGGTCAATGCTAATTTAACTGCCTTACGAAGAGCATCTCTGATTGGCTCAGGAGTAGACGATCTAACAATTTCTAACCCCATTACTTTCAATTTAGGTTCAGCATATTGAACGCCTTCGTTATTATATACATTCAATGCATATCTTTTCTTAGCAATCCATACACCTGTTTCTGCAATTGCCTCTCGCTTAAAAGAAATCTTTTTCTGAAAGGCATTAGTGTAATCGGAAAGAGAATCACAAGTCTTGTTTAGAACTTCTTGTATCTTTTCCTCACAAATTTTATCTAGAATAGTAACAACTGTTTCTGGATTTTTGCCTTTGTAAAATTTATCTACAAGTGGGCCAAAGGTTACATAACAAGAATCTGTATCAGAATAAAAAGAATAATCAAAGTTCTTTGTGTTACAAATCTTGTTCAAGTACTCATTTAAAGCATCGCCTACTTTTCTAATAATATACTGACCTGTTAGTGTAATGCCTTCAGCAATATGGTCATCATAAAATCTAAAATATTCATTTGCCATTGCTCCGAATAACGAGTTCATCTGAATCTTGCGAGCCATCTGAAAATTGTTATACTTGGCAATTTCTTTTTGCCATTTCTTATCTTTCGTTTCTTCATACTTAGACTGAGCCTCAAGCATCAGCTTCTTGTACTTTTTACGATCATCAAATAACTTTTGAACAATTGCCGGAAAGATGCCTTGCTTATCTGTTTTAAAACATCTACCATTTGCCGTCATACAAAGACTATCCTCTTTTAGATCATCTAGGTTTGTTTTTTCTTCTAGTAGTTGATTTATAGTAACATCATAATGAACAGCGTGTCCTTTAAGAAGGGTTTCTGGGGACATATTATACTGCATAATAATACTAGGATACAGACTAGTTGCATCAAAGGATGCTACCCAATCATATTTGCCTGGTCTAGGCTCTTTAACATAAGCCCCTGCAATACTTCGTCCCTCTTTATCCTCTCTTTGGTGAACAATAATATTACGTTCCCATAGTTGGTTGTACAGAATACAATCCCATGTTCTTACTGCAGAATAGATATCAACGTAGTTACACTTGGCGTCATATGCCATTGTCAAAATCAACTCAATGAGTTTCATTTTCTCTTCGAGTTCATCGACCAGTTCTACGTCTCGAATATTATAGTCCACAAACTTCTGCCAATCCTTAGTGTAGAACTCTGTGAATGTTCCATACTCATCATACGATAACTTTTCTTTGCCTAGTTCAACCTTCGCAATATGATCTAGTTTGTATGATTCCTGTGCAGAATAAGTAAACTTCTTATATAAGTCTAGATAATCCAGAATTGCAATACCCATTAGATCAAAAGAAACATTTTCTTTCTTGAACTTAATAATATTCTTTTCTTTTACAACCTTCCAAGGTGAAAGCATCTTTACTGCATCTTCGCCCAATACTCTATTAATACGATTGCAAAGATATGGGATATCGAAAAATTCTACATTCCATCCTGTAATAATATGAGGATGGTCATTGGACATATATTCTAGGAATTTCGTTAGAAGCGTCTGTTCATCTTTACATAAGATGTAGGTATGATTATCCTTATTCTTAACGTAATCGTTTAATCCAAAAGATACCAATTCCTTTGTCGCATAATCTTGAATTGTAATAATCAATACTCTTTCCTGAGGATTATTCAAATCAGGAAACCCTTGGTCTGCAGAAGTCTCAATATCCAAAGACCAAATCTTAATTTGTGAAATATCGAATTCTACATCTGTGGGAAAGGTTTCTGTTATGTATTGATACCCGTAATTCGTGTTTCCGAATATAGCAAAGTTCTCAACATCTTTATATTTTTGGACATAATCTTTCGCATCGTTAATGCTTTCAAACGAAATGGGTTCTAAATTTTCGCCGAACAACGATTTATATTTGGATTCTTTATTTGACTTTGCGAAAAGAGTCGGCTTGAACGGAACTTTATCTTGTACAGATTTTCCGTTATTTACCCCACGAACAAGGATATTGTTGCCGAACTGATTTACGCTAGTATAGAATCTCATAACTGATCTTAAAGTAATTATAAATAATTAGCATATTATATATGCTTATGGCAATAAGAACAATAGAAAAGGATAATAAAATGACGGGCAAGAAGATTGCAAATGCGCTTCTTGTTATGTTTATTAGTGGGGTTTTCGCACAAACCGCAATGGCACAGAGTGACCCAATTATTACTCAGTCTACTTCATCAAGTAGTACATATTCTGAATCTACAACTACAGTAAAATCACCTCCCCCTAGCGCTATTGCACCAGCAATAACTAGCATAAACAGCGACCTTTGCGTTGTTGGGGCTTCTGGTGCAGTTCAAACACAAATTTTCGGTTTTAGTATGGGATCAACAACTGTTGATCTAAATTGTGAACGTCTAAAGCTATCTAAGACATTATACGATATGGGCATGAAAGTTGCTGCCGTAGCAACTATGTGTCAAGATCGTCGTGTCTGGGATGCTATGATTAGTGCAGGTACACCTTGCCCTATTGATGGTAAGATAGGTGTTGAAGCCAAGCAAATCTGGGATGCAAATCCACACAGAATTCCTGGCAATCCACCTAAGGTAGAAAAAGTTTCTGAAACACCACCAGTAAAGCAAGATGATGAAAAGACTTCTAGTTCTAGTATCGGTTCTTGGTTCGCTAATCTGTTCCGCTCAGAATAATACGCAGCCCACTGCTGGCGCAACGTATCAGACGGGCCCGAATCTTTTGCAATCTGCACAAGGTTCGTGGAGTAATACCGTTCCAGGTTCTAACGGTGGCACATCAGGTGGAGGAACAGCAGCAGCATTTAATGCATCTACAAATACTATCATTTTTGGATACACACAGAAAACGGTTGCTCAAACATATGCGTTTAATCAAGCATTGCAGAGTGCAGGATTATCCATAGGTGGATATGATTATTTCTGGAAAATCAATAATGCTGATAGTAATACAGGTACATTATCTGGAAAGTTTACTTTAACTGCATTGAATGGTACTGCATTACAAATATATAACTACACCTATAATAACCCAACAACCGGAGATGCAGAGAATTTTCAAACATTTTCTGGAACTCAGTGGTTCCCGCAAAATCATTTATCGTCTAACATTTCTAGTTTTACAATGGAATGGACAGGAAAAGATAATAGATTCTGGGCAGGATACTATGGACCACGTGTACGTGAACCTTCTATTGCATTAAGATATCTTGTAGATCCCTGTGCAGCAGATCCTTTATCATCTCCTACTTGCCCAGGTTATGCGGAGGCATATAAAACACAACAATGTACAGCAAATCCTTTGTATGACTCAAGTTGCCCCGGATATGCACTTGCATTAAAAACGCAACAGTGTAATGCAAATCCAATGAGTGATCCTACTTGCCCAAATTATCAGTCATATTTAAACGAACAATGTTTAAAGGATTCTTTATTTAGTACGTTGTGTGAAGGTTATAAAACAGCATATGCTATCAAATATGTTGTTAATCTAGATCCTGCAGTAACAACAGCTGTCAATCAGCAATTAACAACAACCAATGAAATTGCTAAGAGCGACCCCGCAAAAGTAACAGTAGTGAATACAACCGTTGATAGTGTTTTAGCTACACCTACTACGACATCTACATCGCCAGCAGCAGTTACTTCGGTGGTTACTCAACAATTGGCGCCACCTCCAGCGCCAGGCACGTCACCTGTAGTTGCTGCAACAACTTCTGCGGCTGCTCCTCCTCCTCCCCCGACACCCGCAAAGCAAGAAGAAAGAGCACAAGAGCAGAAAAAGACAGATAATGAAGTTGCTAAAGTTGAGCGTAAGCCAGGAAACAATCCTGAAAATGCAAGAAAAGAAATATCACAGAAAGCAAAAGAATTAGCACAGAATGCAGGCAGAGCTAATACTATGGAAGGTCAAGTTGCAACTCAAGGGTTATTAGTGGGTCTTATGGGCTACGTTCCTGGCTTTGCGGGTTATCAACAAGCAATCGTACCAGACACAAA